CATCTTCTATCTAACGTCTCTGCAGCAACCAAAGTAGTTCCTGACCCAGCAAATGGATCTAATACTACATCGTTCTTGTAGGATAATATCTTAATCGCTTTTGTCGGTATGTCCATTGAGAAGGTAGCCTTGGTGAGTGACTTAGTGTCAGCGAAATAATTCCACTGACCAAAAACAAGCTCCATAAACTCCTTTTTATCGTTTTCACCGTATACCATTTTATTCCTCTTTGTACCATCTTCTTTTTCTACTTCAGTTATTTCACCAGTCCACTCAGGTTGACCTTTGATCTTTTTTATATGTTGTTTTTTGTATGCCAATATCACACACTCTTTCGGATTATAAATGTACGGGCTAGATGGACTCATCCAAGAACCCCAAGCTGTTGTCTTACTTCTATGTGGTGATTGCTCTTCCAAGTCTACGATACCGAAGAATCCATAACCAATCTCTTGCATGATTCTCCACATCTCAGCAACGAAGAATATACGACCACCTTTTTTTTGACGATTAATTTCGTAAGGAATGTTTAACGCAATTCTTCCATCGTCTTTCAATACACGATAAGCTTCCGACATCCATTCTTTTGCAAACTCTTTGTACTCGTTGAACTCTACGTCGTCTTCATGGACATCGTATGCGATACCCACCCCATAAGGAGGTGACGTAACGATTAGATCTACCGATCCTTCAGGTAATGTCTTCATTACCTCGGTGCAATCACCATTTAATATTTTTCCTGTCTCTATCATTATTTTTCTATATTTAAATTTTCTAAAAAATCCCAAACCTCATTTGAAAACTCTTCGTAGAGGTCTCCATCTTCGTCGTCTGATAGATCAATAACATATTCATCAAGACAATTATCAACAATTATTTCGTGTAATTCTCCAAGTGTTTGTTCGTCATTTTTTAATTCACCATACTTCTCTTGAATATGATTTTTTTGTTTTTCTGTTAATTCCATAATTTATACTCCCGATGTTAAATGGAAATAATAACCTTTACTAGTCATATCTCCGAATGATTTATATATTTTATATTCTTTATCATCATACAAAATATCTGTGACAATTTCAACCCTACATCCAATATCAAAACTTTTAAATCTCAATTTTTCAATATCAAAGTTTTCTTCAAGTGGTATATCGTATACCACTCCATCACCTTTCACGTAGTCCTCAATAATTAGGTATTTACCCTCATCACAGTAGATTTCTTCAAAATCACATCTGTCAGAATCTAATGTTTCAGTTTCGTAAATTACACCCCCATTCTCATCTTGTACGGTAAGTTTAAATGACATAGGATATATCCCAAGTAAACTATCATTAGGACAATCAAAAAAAGTTTCAACATCTAAAATCCCACAGATCTCATCATTGTCTAGTTCATCGTGTTCAACTCCTTTTTCTCTAAAAACGCTGTATTGATCTTCATCAATTTGGAAGGGAAAAACTTCGGCCCCTCTACCCGATAATGTTATTTTATAGTATTTCATTCAGCAATAAATTTTACAAGTGAATATGTTATTAAAATTATAATGAGTACGGCAACGAATCCAAAGAAGATTCTCATCCCCATATAGTTTCTTTCAATTTGATCTTTTGATCTACCTTGGTGGTCATTTGAATTCCATTTTTGTTTCATAATACTTGAGTTATCATTTGAGCTAATTTATATCCTGTAAATGCCCCGATTGCCGCGGAACCTGGTAGGACTATGAATTTACCTAACATCGTTTCATATTTTTTTCTATTCACGATGTAAGAAATTAACATGTAATAAACAATATAATTAATTAAAACTAAAAAGTCCAGTTCTTTTGCAACAAATACTACGATAGAATTACCAAGGAATCCCCACATAAAGTTAATAAGGGTTTCACGGATTAATTCTGCTGGTGTTGTGATTGCGTCCAACACATTTATTTCTTTGTCAAGACCTGTCTTTTTCGAGTGTTTCGATGTGGTGTTGGAGGTACCAGAGTGACTTTCTGAGATCCTCGAGTTCTTTATCTTTTCCTTTTTTTCCTGCACGTGATATATATTTTACTGTATTTCCTAAACTAAACCCTAAGTCCCAAGCATCGATTACTTTGATGGCTTCGTATGGGTTATCCTGTCCTCCGTAATGTTGTGGATGATTTACTTGTTCACTCATTTCATTTTATTTATTACATTTATTATTTCTTCTTTGGAAAACCCTTCGGCATACATCCTGTAAACTTTGTGTGAGAAATCGTCGGTACAGATAATTGCGTCGGCGTTTAAATAAGACATAAGATCATTTAAATGAAGAATAATGTTTTCCTTTTTTAAAATCCTCTTATTAAATCCCATTTTTAATTTCTTTAATTTGTTCTAACTTTTTTGTTTGTGAAATATAACTTGATATTCGTCTCTTAAACATCGGAAGTAGTGTTTCCTGTAAAGGGAATATACCACTTGATGTCATATGAAACACTGGTCCTATTTTCTTATCATTACTATCAAACGAAGAAAATCTAGTTATAATTTTAGATATTGTCAAATCATTTAAAGGTTCACTATAAATTAATTTAACATTTGTCATTTGTTGTGGATTGGTTTTGGTTTCTTTCTTAATTGAGTATTCCCACACATGATATGTTTTATTTTCATCAATAAAATAGAAAAAACCTTTTGGGTTTGAGATGTATTTTTTACTTCTCCTGATTTTCATATCTAAAGATTCAAATACTATCGACCAAACTGATTTTGCAACATTGAAGTACTCCATCATTCGTGGTGCCGAATATTTTAAAACCGACATAAATTCGGTGTATTCCTCTGTAGATAACTCAGGTAGGTTTTTAACTTTAAGATCTTTGACCAATATTTCGTCGTCAACATTAATGAGTTTTTTGTCGGTATAAACCATTTTCTGATCTCTCATTAACGCTTGTATATTCATTAAGTGTAATGATAATTCAATAAACCCAGGGTAAAGTTCTAATTTGTCTAACTTATCCCCCATTTTTTGGAAATAGGAAAGTAATTTATATTCTTTATACTCCCTATCGATCGGTTTTTCAAAAATCCAATCGGTATTTAATAAAAATTCTATTTTTTTCTTTCTTGCCATTCATGATAAAAGTAATATAAACTTATAAACAAATAAAGACCTAAGAGGTTCTCATTACGTAATACGTAGTTCCGTTTATAGTATATTCTTCATAATCACCATCGTAAGGACTTAAAAGATTACCATAACCATCAGAATTAACAACAGTGTTAACCACTTCATCAACATCAACAAAATCCATTATGAATTTTTTATCGAACCCATATTCATTAACAAATCCTTGAACGTCTCTATTGTATGAACTAGCTTGGTCTTGAGCCAAACTCATCATATAATCATCATCATAATCACCTTCAGGGTTTTCGTTAATATCATCAATAATATCATTTAACCCATATATTTTGTTTTTAATTACCTTTTCTTGATCTTCAGGTAAATCTTCGTTATTTAATTTCTGAGTTAAAGAATTGATTGTAGTATTAAGTTGATCAACTTGTTGTTTTTGTTGATATGATAATTCAAGCGGAACTTCATACCCATCAGGATCATCTGATATAGATTCAAAATAAAAGTCCGTTAACCATCTTTCCCACGATTCATAATCAATACTGTCATCCCAAACCCAATCAACAAATGCGTCGTAACCAAGTTCATCAATTTGTGATTCAACAGCCGCTTTAGCCGCATAATCAATCTCATTTGAATCGTAAACATCATATGTGTTTGGGGTAAATCCATTACCTCCTCCTAACCATTCGTATTGTTTTCCGTAACCATACAAACCTCTCCCACTTGGGTAAATGTAATACTTATCTTCAGGAGCTTCAGTTCCGTCATCATATTCCACGGTATCAATTTCACCATTCTGTTCTAAGTATTCATATAACGCTTCGGTTCTTTCAGAATCGTCATCTTGGTTATTTACATCCCATTCATCATTACGTCTTTTTTCAGATAAATCGGCAAACTTATTATTTAACTCTTGTTGTCTTCTTGATTTCCACATGGTTGATCCATAATCACTAGTATAACCATCAACAGTAATACCATTAATATGTGGTACGTTTGAATGTGATATATCTAACCTTCCCATTACTCTTTGGACTCCGGTTAAAGGTCCAATATTATTTCGACTACTTAAGTCGATTGGTCCGGTAATAACAATCCCTTTACCTCTAAATTGTTTTAGTTTTGAGATTCTATCTGCAATACC